GATTCTTCTCTTTGACCAATCAATTCTGCTAGTTGGTCTGCAGACACTTTATCCAGATTTTCTGGAATTACGAGGTCTGAGTTTTCGTTTGTCGCTAATTGTGTCATATTATTACTCCTTATGAGTTGACTTAACACTATTATATAGTAGATATTAAAGTAATGCAAGCATTAATTTGAAAATATTTCTTCAGTATCTAACCAGTTGCTTCCAATTTTAATTTCAATGCCTACTGGCATATCATACTCTATTCCCCATCTTCTCTTGGCTTGCTGGGGTATGGAAAGCATACACTCTTTGACAACATCAATCACTTGATCCTGTTCATCAGGATGTACATCCACTACTATACTATCATGTACTGTATTACAAAGTAGGGATTTAAAATTGTTTTTCTTAAATGCCCTAAAGGTTTCAACAAGTGCAGACGGAAGTAAATCTGCTGTAGCAAAACCCTGTACAGGATAATTCTTTACACTCGTTCCATGAGTAATTCCTCTGGCTGTTCTTCTTACATAGGGAAATCTGTATTCCCTACCTGACGGAAGAGTCACAACCTTATATTTCAATGCTTGTTTAGCTAAATCCAAATGCCATTCTCCTATCTGAGGATATATGTCTGTAAACTCAGAATAGTATCTATGTACATGCTCAGGTAAACCCATACCTGTAGCACCATATAAAGGAGCAAAGGTGTGTGCTTTTGCGTTTTGCCTTTCCTCTTTTGTTATTTCATCTTTCTCTTTACCAGTTATTATCGTAGCTGTCAAGTTGTGAACATCTACACCACCCTTGACATTTTCATAAACATGCTTATCTTGACTAAGATAACCTGCTACTCTGTATTCTAGTTGAGCATAATCGCCCTCTAGGATATGCCCCCCTTCAAATCTAGACACTACAGCTCTACGAACTGGGAATGTTTTACCTCTAGGCATGTTCTGAAAGTTAGGACTCCTAGATGACAAACGACCAGTGCTTGTTACACACTGCATAAACTGAGGATGAATACGATCACTATAATCTAAATTCTTTTCTATACCTTCTACAAAAGTTTTAAGGTAGGTTTTTATAGCATTAAACCTTAGATAACGTTCTATAAAAATAAATGCCTGTTCATTACCTCTTTCCCTATATAGCGATAAAGCATCTGCATCTGTTTTAAATCCTTGAGTACTACAAGACATCACACTTATAGGTGCTAACTTAAATCCTGCCACCTCATTAGTAGGCATGTATTTTATACCTACACCACCACAAGACTTACATATATACCTAGCTTTACCCCATGTGCCGTCTTTTCTTTTCCTAGACACTCTCCCATAGCCATTACAAACATTACATCTAGTAGCCTCTGTTCTGTATTGTATTATAACATTACTAGCTACTGCTCTTTTAAATTGTGCATCTGACATAGGTGTTCTGCGTTTAGGTTTTCTTGTATTACCTCTTACTTCATAGCCAAGATTAAATGTCTGTGCCCAAGTCTTCTTGTTCTTAACACCTCTACTAAATAATAGTTTTGATCTATCTTCTGGACTAGCGAGATTAATAGGCGTATCACCCATAACTCTCTTAATCTCTTCATTAAGATATTTCTCTAACTCATTAGCTTCTAAAGTATACTCATGCTTAACTTTGTTTAAGGCTTGGCGATCTATCTTGATACCATCCTTCTCCATTTCTGCTAAGACTCTTGTTACCTCAAAAGACAGGTACAGTGTAGGCTGCAATTTGCTCAATGCTTTTACCCTCTTGTTTTGACTGACTTAAAGCTACCTCATAGGTAGACTGCACATCAGCTATTCCATATTCTTCTACTATTTCATGTGGTATTATATCAAATCCCATACCATCTTGCAAGTACTTTTCCAATATACCTTTTTTCTTTTTTGTAGTTGTTTGATGTCTACGACAACATTCATCAAGACTTAAAGGCACCTTGACTCCTCTTGCCCAAACATAATCAAAAACCATAGTATCATAAACTGCACCACTGTATTTAAAACCAGAAGCAAACAACCATTGTAAATCAAATTTAATATTGTGACCTAGTAAAACGTCTGCTCTATCTAGTGCGTCTTGTACTATCTTCATGTTGTTCTCTGTAGGTTGTCTATCTGCATGGTAAAACCATACATACTCGACAGGCTTATCATCTTCTTTAAATCCCACTGACACTAACTGATTGCCCTCTGTGTAAGGAGAAGGATCAGAGCCTTTGTCTGTTTTTATAAAGGTAGTCTCTACATCTAATGTTAAAATCATTCGTAGTACCTCCCTGTTAATTTATCTATCTCACAAACAACATGACCATGCCAACCTGATATCTTATTCTTAGATACATTTAAAAATCTAGTATCATCATCTTCGCCAGGATTTTTACCTATACCTATAATAATATCTGCTTCTCCAGCTTTCCCTGTCTTAGAACCATCAAGCATAGCAAAGTCTAGTAATTGCCTACCATGAGCATCATAGCTAGCTTGCGATACAGCCCACACCATACAAAAATTTCTTTTAGCTATCTCTCTGGCGTTTACATATAACTCTTTCAATCTCTCATCACCTCTGCTAAACTCCCCACCTATCTTAACCTTGTCTAACTGATCAACAAACAATATATCAATTTTATTTAATTTTGCAAACTGATCTATCTCTGCTATGTCTGAGCCTACAGAATCCATAATGTATAGATTTTCTTCTATCTCTCTTTTGTATACTTCTTTCATCTCAGGTAGACTATCTTCATAGTTATCCTTGTGGACATTAAAGTAGGCAGTTAATATTCTAGCTTTCATTCTTTTAGCTGTCTCTTCATTCATTATATAACCAACCCTATGCCCTTTGCGTATTGCTTCTGCAGATAGGAAAGCACAGAAAGATGACTTACCACTTTCAGGGCGAGCAAAAATAATCCCTAGATTGCCTCTATAGGTTCCTGATACTTCATCATGTAGTGTTGTTAATGGAAAAGGAAAATCAGGGTCTTCGTCAAACTCCTGAAATAATGTCTCTACATCTGTTTCTTCTCTCTGCATTGACAGTATGCCTGTAGCAGAATCCTGATTTATTATTTGATCTACCATCTGGCGTAAGTCACCAAAGTTTGTAGACTCACCATTCCAAATGTCTATTGCTGTTTCTCCTACCTTACGAGCCATCTCTCTACGCCAAAACTCAGTCAGCGTATCTAGTACAAACTGAGGATCACCATCAACATCTTCAGGTATGTTTTTTATAGCCTCTTCTACAGCTTCTCTGGTAGAATCTGGCATGGCAGGATATAAATTCCTATGTACTAAATATAAATTGTCTTTCGATAAGTCTCCCTCATACTTGGTATGGTAGTGCATTATCGCATCAAAGATAGTTTTGTATTTCTTATCAAACATATCTTTGGTAACTAAGGCTTTTGCCTTTTCAAAGTTTTCCCTACTTAAAAGTAGTGCTATTATCTGTGGCTCCATATTTATCTCCTAAAAAGGTTGGAACATTATATTACTATTTACCTAAAGGGTCAAGCTCCCATTTATTAGCTCTATGACTTAGGTCTTCTTTATTGTCTCTTATAACTTCTGTAGGTTGTCCATTTTCATCAATTTTCTGTTGAACAATACTCATGTTCATACTAAAAGATCGTCTCTCACCATCAGAATAAAAAGGATAAACCATATGAATTAAATCAGAAGGAAATACAAAAAAATCTCCAACACTAGGTTTAACAAGAAAAGTGTGCGTATGCATTTTTCCAGAAGAGCCATGTAAAAATTCTATATGACCTTTACAAGGATAATGATCTTTGTAATCTTCTTCCCACTCCTTATCTATCTCAGGCGGTAGTTTTAGATACCCTACACAGGACAAGTCACATTCTGTATGTATATGTGCAGGATTAAACTCACCTGCAAATTGTCTTACAATCCAAGCAGATTTATAATTTATAGAAAAACCTGTACCTTCTGACATCTGTTTAAAATGTCTAGCCAACTCTGTTGAAACAAAATTAGCTATAATTTGATTAAAAGTATCAGTGTGTTTATTTAACTCTGTATGATCAATTAAAAATTCTTGTTTAAGTTTACCTACAAGATGGTCAGAATGATCTAACTGTTTAGCTTTCTTTTCATCCTTTATAGTCTTGTTAGTATATTTATTTAATCTTCTAACTAAATCCATAGGAAGTTTAGCATGCATCATCATCGGACCAAAAGGGAACAAGGGAGACATAGCTCCCTCTGGATGCTTTTTAAAAGATGCTCCACCAGCCATTATTTATTCCTCGCTTTAAATAAACGATTCCCAAACCAGAAGCTAATTATAGCAGCAAAAATAGTTTGACTTTCAGAATCCCATGCCTCCAAAATAGCAGGTAATACTTCTGTTCCAGCTTGCACTGCTATTACCACATAAGTAATTTTAACAAATGCAAATACACTAAAGAAAGCGTAGGTTATAACTGGTCGCACTGACGCTTGTAAGGCAGATACAAATGGAGATTTGTTTGATTGTGCTAATGACTCAGCATGTTTATACAAACCCTTCACCTCTTCTATATCTGCCTGAGCATCCATCTCTTGTAATTTTAATTTACTTAATTCTGATGCATACTTAGCTTTAGCTTCAAGCATAAGTAGTTCTTGTTTGTTTGCTTGTTTCTTCTCAAAAAACCCCATAACACTAGGTAAGAAACTTGTACCGAATCCTAGTAATGAGCCTAATAAACTTATCATGTTATATCTACAATCTCACAGGCATCTGCAGTACATGCCAACTCCTGCATACCCTTTGTATTGTCCTCTTGTTCATAGTTAGAAAGTAATGTCCAATCGACATTTTTTGGCATTTTTTTAATTAAAGCATCATACTCTTTTTTTGTTATTTCTTGGTATGGTGCTTGCTTATAAACATGGTCAGAATGAGGTAAAAATGATACCCCTGCCACATCTTTAAAGTTGTTAAAGACCCATGCTCCTACATCAAACCACTCGTCTTCTTTTACAGTTATAGTGACTGAGGGTTTATGTTCACACCAGTGCTCTTGATATGTCTTCCATGTTTCTAGTTGTGTTATAGCATCTACATCGTCTCTCAAAACCGCAGATTCTGGCGATTTCATAGGAAATGAAAACACAACAGTGCTGTCTGGTTGCATCCAATCATCTTCGCAAGGTATGCCTTGATCTATCATAAAATTACTTAAAGGGTCTTTCTTGTCTCCTCTTACAGTTCTTATGTAGTAAGCTGAATGTCTTGCATGTATGCCTGACGCAGAATCTACTAACTGGGAAACTGTTCCTGAAGGTTTAACACAAGTAATAGAAGTTGATTGAGGTATACCTAATCTGTCTGATAATCCTAGGTTGGTATCTACAGCCACTTGTCGTAACCTCTGCAGGTCATCTGCTTTTCCTAGCTTAGGATTATCTAGTATACCTGTAAGAGATACACCTAACAATCTTTCTTCTTCTGTATTGTTTTGCCAAATCTTGCGTAAGTATTTAAAGTTCGTCAAGGTAGATTGAAATGTACCTAATATAGTAGCGTCTGATACCTTGCCTTCTAATGTCTTAACAGTGTCCGTTTCTCTGACTACTACTTCTGTTAGGTTACAAAATTGATATGGGCGTAATATTATTTCACTACATGGGTTAGTTCCGAAATCATATTTCGTCTTTCTCCTACCATTTTTTTCTGCTTGTCTAACAGATGCATCTCGACTAAATATTCCTCTTTCTCCTGACTTGGAATTGTAGAGATTTAGCCACTCTTTCATAAAAATACCTATAGGTGGTGTATTTTTGTAACACACAGAATTGTTTGCTAATGCTCTCTGCCCTTCGTCATTCCACCACTCACCAGACTTGGCTAAAGCCATCTCTTGGTCGTCAAGGTCAGATAAGCTTATTAGAGCCGATCTTCTGACTCCGCCTACCACTACCACTGATCCTATCTTGCACATGATGTCATGGCACTCTATGGGCTTTAAACGCCTACCTGCAGATTTTTTAAAAATTTCTACTGTAAACTTAAACAAATCGTCAAGTGGGTCTGGACCAGATGATCTACCACCAAATGTTTTCAACCTAGCACCTGCAGGGCGTAGGCGAGACAAATCCCATTGTGGTATCTGTCCAGTGTATAATAATGATATGAGTTCTTTGTAACCTCTAGCCCAACCCTCTTTCGAGTCAGACACTATCACTTTAGTTTCTGAAGGGCTAAGTGTTTCTGCTACCTTGGGAAGATTGTCAGTGTATTTCTTTTCTACAGAAAAACCTACACCAGTTCCACACATCAAAATGTAAAGACACTCGTCAAACGATCTTTGACTGTCGACTGGTAGGTAGGAACAGTTGTAACCTGCAACATTGCATCTGTCCAAAGCAAGTCCTGCTGTCATCAGTGCTCTCATAGAAGGCATGATCTCAAGATTGATAACCCTATCTTCTAATCTGTTCTTCAAGTCAGTTGTAATCTGATAACCATGTTGGTCTCTCAAATGTTCTTCTAGGTAGTCAAAGTATCTTGTAACTGTCTCTACCCAAGTTTCTCTTCTTGCGTCTTCCTCTCGCCACCTAGCATAACGAGACTTGTGAATAAAATTTTGATAATCTGTTGGTAATTGATTTTGCATGCTACACCCATATAATTTCCTTAACAGGCACCGAGATGTAATCCTCATGTAATCTGGATAACCTATTGAATTTATTAACTACTCTTTCTTTCTTAACAGAGTCTTTTGTCATTATACCAGCTTGCGTTCTGTCAGTGTTAAACACGACAAAGAAAACTTCACCATCAACTTTTGTGTATCTAAATTTTCTCCTAGGAATATGCATGTCACCCCATTGAAATTTACCAGAGCCCCATCCATGTTTTGTCTCTACCTCAACACTGAGGTTATGTTTTTCACAGATAAGATCAATGCCATACGCCTTTGGATTATCTTCCAAGACAGGCTCTTCATCTAGTCCTAATATTTCTTTCAATTTTGGTGGTAATAATTTTTTAGCTGACTCTCTTGTTTGAGGATCATTTGCATTAAACAGTTCTCTATCAAATCTTTTTGTAGGTGCTGTATGTGGCTTCGCTTGACTTGTCATTGTATCTCCATAATTTTGTTAAGTTCCATATTTTTAATATCCTTTTCCAAAAAAGTCAAAGAAGCTGGTACCACTAACCTAATGTGTTTAGTTAGTTCAACAGCTTTTTTTGAAGCATCTCTGTCCAATGCTATTATTATTTTACTGTAATTCTTGAGGGTTGTCAAGTAGTCATTTGGAAGATTTGTTCCCATCAGTGCAATCCCAGTGTGGACTTGAGAAACAGCACATGCAGAAAAACAATCTTCAACTAAGACAGCCTTGTCACTGTCAGTTTGTGCATCGCAAACAAACGGATGTCTGCTTCTCGCATAGCGAAACCATTTAGGTCTTTTGTCAGCCTCAGATAATTTCCTACCCACAGCATCAATAACCTTGTCATCTTTCTTCACCATAAAGACTACTCTGTCTTGCCTAACATCATACTGAATGTCAGCAATACCTTTTCGATAAGCTTCATAGCTG